GGAAACTCTTAGTATATTCTAAACGAAGTCTGGCCTAATGTCTCTGGTTTGGCAAGGTTAAATTGTTGGAGACATAGGTAACCAAAAGCGTCAAATGCGTGGTCAACCCCAAGATTTTTGTTTGGCATACCTGTATTTGGAGCATAAGTCAGGGTGCGGAGAGATTTTATTAATTCTTTACAGCGTGGATGTATTAAAGTTCTGCGATCTCCCATAGCGTCATAGAGTGCTGTGTTTACGGCTGTTATCTTATCGCGTACTTTCCAGGGAGATCTGGGGGATGACACAGTAAATCCACTTCTACGGAGGATAGTGTGGTCCGTTGAACCTACACCTGATGTTTTTCTGGCAGATCCCGTTGGGTCAGGGCAAGCTACTATACGTCTTTCGACTCCATATCTATTGACGACTTCTTCTGCAAAATCCCAGGTTGTTGCTCCACCCGTCATAATTATCTCGTCAAAGACGTATAGGTATTCTTGGTGGCGGACAGCACAGATTCCGCAAAGTGGATCTACGTT